CCCACCAATAAGAAACGAAACGCTGTCGGGTTGCGCTTCGTCGCAGGAATCGGGTACATTCTCGTACCGAGTATCGTCGGGGGGATTGCTCTTTCTCGGTCTATAACATATTAGATATTTATCGTCGCTTGGCCCAGTTCCAACTAACATTGATGGAAGACCCTTCTGTCTGGCACGGAGTGCAGCTAAAATATCTACTGTACACAAAACTCCAAAGAAGGGTTCTACTGGATTTTTCGTTGCATGTATCATTGCCTCAATCTGTTCATAATCGCCTGATCTTTTGAAATCAAAAAGAAGAGCATCCCACATTTCATTCACATGACGTCTGGCCATTTTTGCGTTTTTTGCTTTACTCGCCTCAGCCAATTTTTCGACGGGCTGGGGTCCCCAATCTTTAACTCCAACAATTTGATTGCTAAAACCTTGGTCCTTCGTATTACCTTTTTTATTGATAGTATTCTCGCCTTTTTTCCACATCATACTTGCTAAAAAAGGAGCACTGGGTCCTTGAAGAATCGACATTTGAGAAATCTGATGATACGGTATTGTAAATGCCAGATCCGGGGAATCCACGTTAAGATCAAACCCCATGGGATTATTAGGACCAAATCCATTATCTTTGAGCGTAATTTCAACGCCCAATTCATTTGAAAAAAATGTAGTTTCTCCGCTGTATTTGTATGTTATCGAGTCCGGGGCACCGTCAGTTGAAGGAAATATAAATTTCTTCTGGGTAGAGTTGTAAGCATCCAAAGCTAATCGTAATTTTCGTAAGGTGCCCTTTGTTTTTTTTTGCTTAAGATGCGCGGGACTTCCCTGTACTGCACCCGCTGGTACATATGATCTAGGGGCCACCGCCGAATCAATCATATTGGCAGGGGTTACCGCTATAAAATCTCCATTATTATTATTAGAATTTATACTAGCTTTTTCAAATATAACATTAGTTGGTTGTTTTGCTTGACTGGCGCCAGCATCATATGTAAAACCTACCCCTACCTCATCAACTTTTATATTGGGAAATAAAAATGATAAAATAACTTTCCGGAGCGCTCTACATTCAATTGAGGTTTGAGTTTTTGATTGTTTTTTCATCATTTCTCTATAACCTTTCCAATTTATACCGGATCGTTCGCCTATCGCATTTGTCGCGTGGCCTTGATGTATAACTAATATATTTCCAACATTGCACTCATTAATTTTTCCAATAATGCCATTCAAACTGTTCGGATTCTTTGCACTGTCTATCATTGTTTTCCATGTTATTCCTGCTCCATATTGATTAGCAAAACCTCCCTTATTGGTAATCAGATTCTCGCCCCTGCCCTGTTCTAAATTCAAAAACCCACAATCATCCATCAATGCAGTTACACCCCATTCATAACTTAATGACTTGACTGGCTTAAGATCGCAAAGTTTTTCTACTTCTTTTTTACCAAAATCTCTCTTCCCATCATTATCAATTCCTTCAATATTCCGCCCGCTTTTAGAAAGAGCACCTAAAATTTTGGCAAGGAGGTTTTCAGCGTCCCCTGGATTTTGTACTGTTGCTAACGTAACTAGAGCATCGTGAGCATTAGATGCTCTACCGTGACCATCCTTTACATCAAAATCGTGTAAAGAATCCGCAGCTTGTAAAATATTCCGTAACTTTGCTTCCTCATCCTCGTCTACATCGCCTCTGTTGAGAGCATTACGAGCTTTCTGCTTCGCATTCTTGATCGACACCTTCAATTGATTGAAAGCCATCTCATCGGGTACCCCGCCTTTCAAAGATTTTTTATGCTTTTTTACCATATAATATAACATAAGAATAATATATTTAATGCTTTATCTAAATAATATATTTCATGACAAATATATTATTCCGCCTCTCGTTATAGGATTAACAGAGGCATCCGTTGGACACCATTTTATACTCAAAAGCATTAATTCCTTAATTATTACGCCTTTTTAATTTTGAACTACGTCTTGACCGCCTTTTTAATTTTGAACTACGTCTTTTTCTTCTACCACCGCCCAAACCAAAAGTATTGGTTGATTGCTGTTGCTGCCCGAATTGCTGGTGTTGCTGGTGCTGTTGCAGGTGCTGTTGCATTGCGTTTACCTCTTCATAAAATTTATCCAATTCGCAGCGAATATCGAATCGTCCGGGAACCATAATTGATCGTCGTTTCGCGAGACGCGCCTTTGTTTGTTTTATTTTCCTCGCAGCGAGTTCTTTTTCGACCTTATCGTCGATATCGTAATCAGACTTTTTCTTCCTCCTCCTAGCGTCGGTCCTCTCGGATGTTGTGCGTTTTATAGATGACATATATAATATCAAAATATAATATCAAAATATAATATTATCATAAAGCACTTAGAAAAATGACAACAAAAATATAAAATGACAAGTAATGAAATTTTAGATCAAAAGACATTATTACAAGATGGTGACGTATCAAAGGGTCAAGATGAATTGATTTTTGACCCTTTCAACCCAAATAATACCGAAATAACGCAAAAACAAGTAGAAGCCATTTTAACTAAGTATGGAGTTCCTGATAAAGTACATAATTTCAATCTTTATAAGCGTGCTTTTATTCATAAATCATATGTTAAAAGGCCTCATCTTGAAAATGAGGCGAATGGTGTAACCATTGTAGATCAACCGATGGATTGTATGTCTCTTAAAACGAAATCAAATGAGCGATTGGAGTTTCTAGGCGATGGTGTTCTAGAATGTATTACTAAATATTATTTGTACAGGCGCTTTCCTAAAGGAAATGAAGGATTTATGACTGAAAAGAAAATTGCTTTAGTCAAAAATGAATCGATTGGAAAAATGGTATATGAAATGGGTCTAAATAAATGGTATATTATGTCAAAAAATGCGGAGGAAAAGAAAACAAGAACAAATCTAAAAAAATTGGGATGTTTATTCGAAGCCTTTCTAGGAGCTTTGTTTTTAGATTTCAACAAAATTACCATTAAAGATGAGGATGATTGGTTTAAAAATGTTTTTGTAACTGGTCCAGGATTTCAAATTGCGCAAATATTTGTTGAAAGCATTTTTGAACAACATGTAAATTGGACAGATATCCTTATGAACGATGATAATTATAAAAATATTTTACAAGTTCTCATTCAAAAGGAGTTTAAAATCACGCCAGTATACGTGGAGATTTCTCCTCACGATGATGATGAAGGGTATCATATGGGGGTTTATCTTTGTTTAGGACAAGACTCGCATAATTTAACGCATGCACAGTCGGTTCCTTTTTCTAAGTTTAAAAGTTTTGATAAAATTCAAGAGTATGTTGAGGAAAATGCGAGGGTTTATGTTTTTCTAGGCGAAAGCAAACATAAAATTAAAAAAAAGGCAGAGCAGGCAGCATGTAAAATAGGCGTGGATCAAATTAACAAGAATAATTAATATTTGAATATTCTATATGATAAAAGCACCCATATATCCATTTTTAACTGGAGGATTAATAGTAGGAGGGGCCAAATTAGTATCAGATATAGCGAGTCCTTTATGGGCTTCACTATTGGGCGCTATACCGAATGATATGATAACACCATATTTTTTAGACACAGATTCTGATAAGAAAATTTATATAGTTGGATATCTTTTACAATCAACAATTTTCATTTGTGTCACAATAGCGCTTTATTTACTGCTCATATTTACAAAAATAGATCATAACTTATTGATATTGCTATCCATAATAACCTGGTTTATTTGTAGTTTTTATTTAGTACGATATTCAAAACCTTATGTAAAAAACTATTTTACGAAAAAATAAATAATTCCTATCAATAATATAATGAAAGATTGGATACAAGCATTTTTAATAGGAGGTCTAATAATGGCGGGACAAAAAATAGCAGCACAAATGATAGGTCCAGAATATGCCGCACTGGGTATACCAGCGGAATTTATCGCAGCTTTTTTTATGACAACAAGAAAAGATAAAATAGAGTATTTCTGGGGAATGATATTAATATTAAGTGCATTTATATTTACATTATTGATAACGGTTTGGTTATTATATAAAAACGAGTATAGCGGAAATACTATTACCACAATTTCGCTTATTTTAGATATGTTTTTAGCATTTTGTGCTATAAAACTATACTCGAGTTCTCAATAACATGTTATTATTTATTTAGCAACAAAATAAATAATAAATAAATGTGAATTTATAGTATATATGGACGAATTGTTAGGACAACTTGATTTATTAAAAAAACCGGTTCCAAAGAAAAAAGGTAAGATAGGTATTAAAATGCGTCCTAGAGGAGCAGTAGAGGTTAATGTAGAAATAGTAGATAAATCAGGCGATGAGGTTGATAGAGTAGCTTTATTGGCAAAGGTATATACGGCCGCTGTTGTTAAAATACCGAGACGTCGACAAGAAACACCTGTTGCGGTACCCAAATCTTCTGCTGATCAATTAGCAAGTATCATAAATAGAAAAAGTAGCGCTGATGACGTTGAATTTGAAGAAAAAAGGGAAAAAATCACATTACCCAGATCAAAAGTTGTAGTTAAAAGAAAAAGGGGTAATGTAATTAGAATTGGAAAATCAATAAGAAAAGGAACTATAACAGGATTGGCTCCTACTGTAATAAATATTACAGGAACACGTAAAAAAGCAAAAATCAAAAGAGATTTGGGTACAGTTGAATCTCGAGATCGCGGAGATGTCCCTTCCGAACTGATACAAATAGGCGATACAATTATTGCAGAGAGGCTGGCAAACCAAGAAGCATCTGTTAATATTAGAGCATCCTCTTATTACTTAAATAATAGAGAGATATTTATAAATTTTATTAATAGTTTATTCGAACCTTATAGAGCAGCATTGATAGAAGAAAGTAAAGATGTATCGTGTGATAAACCCAAAGGATCATTTAGTTTGATGACGCATCAACAAATTGTTCGCGATTATATTAATATGTTTACACCTTATCGTGGCTTACTTTTATATCATGGACTTGGCGCGGGTAAAACGTGCGCATCTATTGGCATTGCCGAAGGATTGAAAACAACACAACCAATTATTATTATGACACCAGCTTCTCTCCGTCAAAATTATATAAGCGAATTAACAGTATGTGGAGATCCCTTATACAGATTAAATCAATTCTGGGAATTCATATCAACGGGAGGTGATAGTAAAGTTGCCAGAGTTTTGTCACAAGCAATGGGTCTTTCCGAAGAATATATAAGAAAAAAGGGCGGGGCTTGGTTAGTAAATATTAAAAAACCTTCTAATTTTGACGGACTTTCTACTACTGACAAATTAGCATTAAACGAGCAGATAGATAGAATGATAAAAACGAAATATATTTTTATAAATTATAACGGGTTGCGCAAAAGTGATAAAGTATTGGGAGATTTGCAAGGTTTATCAAAAACTAATAATCCATTTGATAATAAAGTAGTTATAGTGGATGAAGCGCATAATTTTGTATCTAGAATTGTTAATAAAATCAAAAAACCAACCTCTCTATCCTATATGATGTATGAATGGTTAATGTCTGCTGAAAACTGTCGTATTATTTTTTTAACGGGTACGCCAATTATTAATTATCCCAATGAAATGGGAGTTATGTTTAATATGCTGCGTGGATATATAAAAACTTTTATTTTCACGGTAAATGTTCAGACCAGCGAGGTTGTTAACCAAGAAACAATTGAAAATATTTTTAAAATATTCGCTCTTCATGATTTTATTGAATATGATAATGCATCGAAACGAATTGTGATAACACGTAATCCATTTGGTTTTGTTAATGTATCAGACCAAGGAGTATATTCCGGTATAAAAAAAAATAAAGGTAATAATAAATGCGACAAGAAAAAGAAGGGGCGCGATTGTGAAAGAGGTTATACGTGTGAGAATACTGCAAGGGATGGAGAAGAAGAAGATTTTAGATGCACACCTATGTCTGACGAGGCGTTTGTAAATATATGCAGAGACATTCTTAGAAAAAATGGTATTGATACGATGGGCGTGCAGGTTAAACTTAATAAAGCATTACCAGATACATTGGACACATTTAATGCGATGTTTGTTAATCCAAAAACAGGTGAGATTAAAAATGAAAATCTATTACAAAGACGAATATTGGGATTGACATCCTATTTTCGAAGTGCACAAGAAGAATTGATGCCAAGATTTAACATTGAAGAGGATTTTAGAGTGGTAGATATTCCTATGTCAGATTATCAATTTGGACTTTATAAAGAAGCTAGAGAAAATGAAAGAGTATTGGAAACAAGAAATGCGAAAAAAAGAAGAATGGCCCAAAATGGAGGCGTATATGCCGATACGGTATCTACATATCGTATATTTAGTAGAGCGTTTTGCAATTTTGTTTTTCCTAGGGATATAATTCGCCCCATGAAACAAGAGGGTCAAGGATTGCAAGATGCAATTCTAGATCCAGGATTAGATGAGGATGATATGGACGCGGTATCAATTCAAGAAAAAATAGCCAACGTCGACGGACGTTTTGAAGCAGATGATGAAAGTGCATTGGAATCGGTTAGTAACCAGGCGGTTGAAACGTCATATGGTGCTAGAATCAAACAAGCGCTGGTGGATTTAGAAGCGAGATCTGGTGAATTTTTGACTCCAAAGAAATTAGAAATATACAGCCCTAAATTTTTAGAAGTTCTTAAAAATATTACCAGTAACGAGAGAAAGCTTCATCTTGTTTATTCACAATTTAGAACATTGGAAGGTATTGGAATTTTTTCTATCGTTTTAGAAGCTAATGGATACACTAATTTTAAACTTAAGAAAGTTGCAGGGATATGGAAATTGGATATTCCTGAAGAAAAACTGGATTTACCTAAGTATGCTCTATTTACTGGTACTGAATCCGTTGAAGAAAAGGAGATACTAAGAAATATATATAATGGGATGTGGGATAAAATTCCTGGAGGGATTAGAGATTATTTGTTAACAAAGTCGCCAAATAATAATCACGGAGAGATAATTAGTGTATTTATGATTACAAGTAGTGGTGCCGAAGGTATCACTTTAAAAAATACAAGAATGGTTCACATTATGGAACCCTATTGGCATCCGGTTAGGGTAGAACAGGTTATTGGAAGAGCTAGGCGCATTTGTAGTCATAATAAACTAGAAGAGGACGAGCGAGATGTAAAAGTATTCATGTATTTGATGAAATTTACAGAAGAACAACTTGTTCCAGAAAGTGCAGGAGGTATGGCACCAAAAGAATTATTAGAAAAAGATGTCAGTAAAATTAATAGTCAAATTCCATTAACGAGTGATCAACATTTATACGAGGTTTCTAATATTAAAGAATCCATTAATAAACAGATTTTAGGAGCCATTAAGGGGTCTTCGATAGACTGTTCTTTGCATTCAAGCGATAAAGATAAGTTTACGTGTATGTCGTTTGGATCCGTAGCATCGTCAAGATTTACTACAACACCGGCTTTAACTACAGAAGCGGAATATGATGTACAAGAGAGAAGAAATTTAAAGAAAATAGAGTGGGAAGCCGAGATTGTAACTTTGGGGGGAATGCAATATGCTCTAAAAAGATTCAACACGCAATTGCCCGCAAGGAAAGCTCCAGAAGGCGAATTATATGATTTGCAAAGCTATAAAAGAGCTCAAAAAGTTGGCGGAGATCCAGTATTAGTTGGTTACCTAAGAATAGATCGGAGAAGTGGTAAACTTAAAAAAACTAGAGTCTAATAGCTATCGAATCTTGTTTTGGTTTTAAATGGATGGAAATATTTTGAAGCTGTTCTAAAATTAATTTTTGATTATCAATCATTTGTTTAAACATTGATTTATAATCATCCGGTACAGCATTATCCTTTAATTTTAATTTACTAAAAAAATCAGGTTCAGCTTTATCGTCCTCTTGAAATCTAACCCTTTTCTGTTTTTGTAACGGTATAGCATCAACTTTAATTTTTGAATTGTGATCTATTTTAAGATTAATATTACTTGGCTTGGAGTTTGTCTCTCCTTTTAACCACGCCTCAACGTTCTTATTTTGTTGTTGAGATTGCATTATTTTTGCTAATTCGGCTTCACGCTGTGTCATATTATAATCATAATCGCTTTGAGAAACAGGATGCTCGGGTGGATTATCGCTAAAATCAATTTCTTTGGGCTTTTTTTTCGCCATTAAATTATTAAAATCGGTTTGTTTTTCCTTTAATCCTTTTTCAAATATTTTCAGGTTTATATTTTCATTTTTATTTGGATGTATTTCTCTTTGCGGCTGTCCCGGTTGCTGTTCACGTTGCTGGCCACGTTGCTGCTGTTCACGTTGCTGGCCACGTTGTTGCTGTTCACGTTGCTGCTGTTCTCGTTGCTGGCCACGTTGTTGCTGTTCTCGTTGTTGCGATGATTGTTGTATCATGGTACTTTTAATATTTTGAAAGGTTTTTAAAATATCCTTGTTCATTAACATTAAGTTGCTCTTATAATGAAAGCGTTTACTATGTAATCTCTCCAATTCGTTTTGAAACGTTGATTGAAATTGAATAGGATCAGAGATTAATAGTGGATGTTCCTTCAAAAGGTTCCGAAGAAGATCGATGTTATCTTGCGAAGTTATAGACATAATATAAAATACATGAATTGATTTTATGTATTTTATTTTGAATTAAAATATTCTTTTCGTAGTTTTAACATTTCAGAATCGGGTACTCTGATTTTTTCAAATGTGGAGTGGGGCGTACCTTGCAATAATTGAACAAGAAAATACATTGAATACATTCCGCACTCACTATCGCCATATTGATGTCTTTTTTTACTAGGAATTATTTCATAGGTTTCTCCGAAATTTTCACCTTGTTTTTTAACAAAGTTGCAAAATTTTGTTATGCGCGAAGGTATATCATCGCCATAACTATCAAAATAAAAAATTTTATGTGTTTTCATATCTATAAACACCGCAACCCAATGTGAGCCTGATTGATTATGTTTATCTAAATTAAATATTACGCCGACTTTTGTAATACCACGTCTTTTCATTTGTCCCAATGAAAATTTACATAATTCTTCCCATACGCACTCACCGAAAACCATATGAGTATCATAATCAATTGGAGAAGGCCCTAAAAACTCAAAATGTTTATAAGCTTTTTCCCATTGAGCCATCACCTTTTGAATCTCCACAGTAGTCAACCATTCCTTTGGATTTTCTTTCCACTTGGATGGACTATAGGGTGCAAAATGCTTTCCCCATAATGATTTATCCAAATCGTGTTTAATACATTGGTGTCTTAACCAACATGATTCGGTAGAACAGGTATCCTGTAGATAATATCGCAATTTTTCCCATATTTCTCTAGGCGAGTTGGAATTGATCGTTTGATCAGGATGTCGTGCATTCCAAACTGTTTTAAGCTTATCTAAAGAAGAAGAGGTGTAGCACGTATATGCTAATATATCTTTTTTATTTTTAGGAGAACATTGCATTGATTTTAACTTATGGTTCTTTTTTCTTGTTTTATGTGTATGTTTTCCCTTAGGATATTTTTGGGTTTTTGGAGGAGGCATTGGATATATATAGTAGATATTATATCTTATTTTTGAATTTGTCTGTTTTAATATTAAGTTTCCTCTGTTGCGGGATGACGATTCTCTTACTTGTCTTTATCATAGACATTTTTACATTTATATGATCCGTGATTCTGGGCGCAGGAGGCGCCTTTTTATTCAACATAAATTCATTACTATTTTTTACAACATCTTTATCGATTACCACATTATTTTTTTTCATGCTGAAATCTTTATAATCTTCCTGTATTATTTCTGCTTTGTCAACAAATTTAAAATATTCAATACATTTTGATGCATACTCTTCCCAAATTTTATCTAAATCGACATCCTTGCTTTTCCCTTTCAAATAATTCTTTGTTAAAATGAATATTCGTTTTTTATAAAAATTTATATCTTCTGGAGAGATATTTGATTTTTTATTGGTGGATATCTTATTTATTAAATAAGGATTTGTTAAAAATTGTAAATCGTATTTATTCGCTGAAACGTCCATTACTACATATAAATTTTAAAATACCAGATTATTAACGTAATTACAGCTATATTAATTGCACCATGATTCATATTTTCAATATTATTAATATCATATTTTGTATCAAATAATATATCTAACGTATCAATACCATAATTTGTTCTAGGATTAATATGATGGTTGGCGTGCTGATCGCATCCCAGAATAATATAATTTATATTATGTACAGAAGCATATAATAGACCCCATAATAACAAAACAGATCTATTAAGTTTAAAATTGCACCATTGAGTAAATAAAATTAAAAACCCACCCTCCATTAAAAGGTTTTGTATAAATTCGTTTAACCAATTTAATGGTTTTTTGTTAATACCAGTATCGTGATGAATCTTATCATGAAAATCACAACTATAGTATATTAGATTTTCAAATATTTTATTTAAAGTTGTATTGGATTTTACATAATTAATAATTATATTATCGGTATTATTATAAATTTCTAATAAGTCATATGCGTGAGACAAGTAATGAATATACCAACCAACTAACATAGCTATAAAGAATGTTATATATGAATTTATATATGAATTATTTTCAGTATTGAAAAATGTTAATACAGAAACACATATCAATGCGGTGGACCAAAAAATCCAATTAAATTTAATACTTTTCCATAAAACAGTAGAGTTTTTAAATAAAGCATTTTTCTTTATTTTTTTGGTTTTCTTTATTTTTTTGGTTTTCTTTATTTTTTTGGTGGCATTGGATATATCGTTAGTCATTAAACTAATAATATAAGAAATATAATAAAAAAATACGTATCCTAATGAAAATGCAAATATTCTAGTAATTTATGAGTATTCCTAGAAATAAATTTATAAGAAAATTATTAGTAAACGATTGTATTAATAATTTAAGAAAAATCGGTTTACCAGATGAGACTCTGGGGTTTCTTTTAAAAACATTACATTTTCATACACCTTGGTATCACATGATTTATTTTCTCTTTTTACCAAAGATTTTTGCTTTATTAGCAGTTATGCCTTTATTAGCAGCTTTTTGCCTATTTTTATATTTAGATGGCTGTTTTCTAACAATTGTAGAATATAAATTATGCAAAAATGATATGAATATTATTGATCCGTATATTCTTCTAGGAGGGGATGAAATTACCCCTACTACAAGATATTGGTATACTTTAGGCATCGCCTTAATATATTTTATAGTTGCATTTTTAATTTTATATATAAGAGGATGTTTCAAATGGTCTATATGTTCTGATTTCAAAATAGATTTATAAATTTTTTATTTGTACCCTTGTATAATTATTAAATAACTTGTAACCGGTATTACACATATTAGGATCAAATGGATTAAATCTTTCTTCGTTAAATAAAAGTTCATTTGTCATATAAACTGGTTTACTGGTTTTAGTAAGATATTGACTATTATACATGTCGCTACTAGTTCCTGGAATATATTTAGCCTGAGGACAAGCTTGGAGAGGAAAAATAGTATTATGTAACCCAGTCTCTACATCTACATTTGCCTGATAACCATCGAATGGTAAACTATTACTAGGTGTAAACATGGTTTTGGTATTATAAATTGGCTTTTGCTGACACGGCACTGTAGCAGGTTTATGACAGTCTAAGATCGGCATCTGAACATATCGCGTGGGTACTGATCTAATATCATATTGCATTTTTATTGGTGCGGTTGTTAAATTTCTAGAATACATTCTATCGCTTAACTCCTGTGTTCTTTGTTTATTACAATAAAATACTCCATTTACTACTCCTTCCATTTAATATAGTACAAGATATTTTTATAATCAAATTACCTAAAGGAAAATGGCAATATATATCATAAATGTGCGGTATCCTATCTGTATTACGTTATAATGAGTTTTCTTGTGGATCAATTGATGATATAAAGAAAAATTTTGATAATCATTCTGAAAGAGGACCCGAACAATCATCATTTATACAAGAAGATATAAATAATCACTCTCATTTATTAGGATTTCATCGACTCGCGATTAATGGATTTCAACAAGAGGACTCGATGCAACCAATTTATAAAAAAAATTGCATTTTAATTTGCAATGGTGAAATATACAATTGGAAAGAATTGGCTATAAAAGCCGGAGTATATTGCAAGACAGGGTCTGATTGTGAAATAATTATTGATATATATAAAAAATATGGAATAGAGTATACCTTACAATTATTAGACGGCGTCTTCGCTTTTGTTCTCATTGATAAAGAAGATAATTCAATTATTATTGCTCGAGACCCTCTTGGAGTTAGACCATTGTTTATTTGGTATCAGGATTTAAATTTTTTTTCACCTATCGTGGTGGCATCTGAATTAAAATTAGGTAATAATATATTGGCTACTCAACCGAGACCATTTCTACCGGGTCATTATTTAAAAGCGGATTTGTTCCCGAAAGGAACCTTATACAACGCATCTAAAGATGCTAATATTTTAGACGCATTAATGAAACCGTATTACAACTTGAATATCGTACAAAACCGATCAATTGATACAATGGACAAAGCATTACCCATAGTACGAGATGCTTTAATGTGCGCGGTCAAAAAAAGGGTGAGTAATACAGATAGAGAAATCGCTTGTTTATTGTCGGGAGGACTAGATAGTAGTTTAATATCAGCATTGGTTTCAAGAGAATTAATTAATTCACACGGAAAAAGACCAGAAGATCTACATACGTGGAGCATAGGATTAGAAGGCTCGGAAGATCTTAAATTTGCTAAAACTGTATCCAAATTTATTAAATCAACGCATCATGAAATAAAATTAAGTGAAAAAGAATTTCTTGAAGCTATACCAAAAGTTATTGAAACTATTGAAACAAATGATACGACCACTATTAGAGCCAGTGTAGGCAACTGGTTAATATGTAAATATATTAAAGAAAATAGTGATGCAAAAGTAATTTTTAACGGCGATGGTAGCGATGAAGTTACCGGAGGATATTTATATTTTCATGAAGCCCCTTCTTCGTTGGATTTTGACATAGAATGTAAAAGATTACTGAAAGATATTCATTTTTTTGATGTTCTGAGATCAGATAGGTGTATATCTTCAAACGGATTGGAGGCAAGAACCCCTTTTTTAGATAAAGGATTTGTACAAAGTTATCTAACAATCCCCGATAGAATAAGAAATCACGGTAATAATGAGGTTTGTGAAAAGTTTATTTTAAGAAAAGCTTTTGAAGATATGAATATTTTACCAAAAGAAGTTCTTTTTAGAACAAAAGAAGCTTTTAGCGATGGTATCAGTAAATCAACAAGATCCTGGTTTCAAATTATTCAAGAATTTGCTGCGAAAAAATACGCGGAGCCCAATATGAAAAAAGCCGAGCAAAAGTATTATGATGAGATATTTTATGACAGATTTACAAATAAAGATTGTCTATCATATTCCAATAAGTATGATCTATTATCAAAAGTTGCTCCTTATAAATGGATGCCAAGATTTGTAAATGCCACAGATTCTAGCGCAAGAACGCTCAAGATTTATAATTCAGTAAATAATAACAATATTGTACCACGAAGTGATACTTTGGAACAATGGCAATTCGAAAATGCTATAGCGGTCAGTTTAGAGCAATAACTTATTATATTTATTTAAAATATAATGAGTACTAATAAAAAACGAAAGACCTGTTTGAAATGTGGAGGAACGGGATGGCAAAAACGAACACACCACCAACAATGCAATAAATGCAATGATATAAATGAAACATGTTATCTATGCGAAAATGCTAATAGAACCTTATGGGAAAGTTGTAATAATTGTTGGGGTAGTGGAACAGTATGTAAAAAAAAAGTAATTCGTAATACTATATGAAAATTATTGAAAATACCTATTCTGGTTTGAAAATTATGATAATTATTTTATATATAGCTGTCATATTAGGAGTGTCGAAAAATGCTCCTGGATATTTGAATATTATAGAAACCGTATTCACAATAGTGATAGCGTTAGCCTTAATTTATTTTTTCAATCCATTTGTTAAAGAAAAAACAGTATGCAATAATTTCCACCGGAAAATTGCTTTTTCGGCGGGTATTGCTATTTTGATTCAAACATCAATATTTCAATATCTTAACCCTATAGATAAAATTAAATTTAATGTTAAAAATCTACTTTAACTTTCTTGTTTTATTTTTCCCGTTTCGTTTCTTTTTATGTCTAGTATTATGAATGTTAAGAAATTTACGGATATGTTTTTTAATATATCTCATTTGCTCAATATCCCTTTTACTAATTTTTGATTTTTTTATATGATATTTATTATATCCTGTACCCGATGTTAGGTACTTATACATATATTCTTTAAATCTAGTTTGATATTTTTTTTTGACTAGTTTGCCATATTTGGAATCTAGATAACTACTTATCATTTTATGAAATGGAATACTATAAGTATAGGGATGTAAATGTAAATATTTTATTTTAGGATGTTTCATTTCATGGTGCATTTGGTCATCTAAAAATAAAAAGTCGGTATTTTCATTATACCCCGTACATTTCAATAGATCATTATAAGTTTTACTATGAGTTGTTCGACAGTTATGTTTTTTATGAGGGCGGTATGCGGTTATAACTTTATCAAAAATATTGTATCCCATTTTCCTTTCCAAATACCTCTTTATGATAAGAGTCCAAGATCTGGGTCCCATATTATTTGTATAAATAATTATTTTAACGCATTTATTCCTTTTTTTAATTTTACCAATCGTTTCTAGTGTATCAATTATCCCCGGTCTAAATATTTGAGGCCATAAATCTAATAATTTATATAAATATTTATCACTTATATTCTTGTCCACGATTAATTGAAGACCACTTAAAAACATAGATACCTGTTCAAAATGACCAATTGTATCATCCAAATCAAATACTATTACTTTATTTATACATTTAGGCATATATATTAAAGAGAGAAGTTTAAATTACACAATGCCTAGAACTGGTAAGAAAAAGAAAAAGAAATATAAAAAACAAACTATACCTAAAGCTATACGTGAACAAACATGGTTACAAATATTTGGAAAATGCTATGAACATAAATGTTATATTAATTGGTGTGAAAATCAAATTTCGGTATTTGATTTTCATGTAGGACACGATAAACCTGAAAGTAAGGGGGGGAAATTAAATGTTAATAATTTGAAACCCATTTGCGCGCGTTGTAATTTATCAATGAGCAATAATTTTACTATTCAAGAGTGGAATAAACTAAACAGTCAACAAAGTACCTGTTGTTTGCCTTGGTTTTGTAAATAAAATATTTATTTAATATATAATGCCACGTAAAACTCGCCGACGCAAATCAAAACGCCGCAAAACTATGCCTTGGTCAGGTTGGGGTAAAATTTCACCAAAAGGACGCGCTCGTACTGTAATGAAACGAAAATGTGGAAAAAAATGCTTTTTGGGTCCAAAGAAAAGTTTCCCTGTATGCGCTAAAGGAACGTGCAAGGTGAATACAAAAGGATTATATGCCGCATATGTCAGAGCACGACAGTGGGGAAAGAAAAAATCATCTTATAAAGGACGCTCTCGTCCCACAATGAAAAAAAGCACGTATAATCGTGTTGCTCGAAAAGCCAAATCCATGCTTAAAAAGAGAGGAGCGCTTCGAAAAGGAAAAAAAAGCATGCGCAAGAACAGACGCTAATAATTATAAGATGTTAACTAAATATATCTTATAATTTTACATTCAATGGATAATTATAAATCTTCATCATTATCATAGTCGTCATCCTGGGACCAACGTTCGTCCATATCCTGCATTGTTTCAACTGGGTGGATACCGACAGCGACAGCGCTTGCAGGATCCTGTTGCACCAACTCTTCAAAATCTTCTTCATAATCATCTATTTCAGAGTCATCCAAAATATCGTCATCCTCCTCAATAGGGGGAGAATGTTCTCCAAAAATAAATAATGGAGGAGCTAGTTCCACGCTCCTTCTTGATATAGAGACAATTCTTCGTCCAAAAATCGGATTTCCTTTAAATATTTTTTTCAAATTTTCTACCACGAATTCTTTATTCAAACATCTAATAACCGGGTTACAAGATAGAGTACCCAATAAATGCATTTTAAGACTTGATTTCAACTTCTTAACCACTTCTTTTTTGGTTTTATCTGGTAAATCCATGGATAACCGTCTACCTCTTAGTTTTCTTTTGTAATATGATATCATATTTGCACAATCCATAAAAAGCGTATCGAACGAGGAGCTCTCTATATGATTATATACCGATTCATCGACCAAATCGGTATATGCTTCTAATCTAAATACTCTTAAATTCATTGAGGTATTTATAAATTTTTGAATAATAACTGGTATCGAGAAATGGGCATTATCTTTCATACACATATAAAAATGGAATAGCTGACCCTTATCGAAGGGCATATTAAGATAAGGGTTTCTTGGAATTGTAGGTCGGGGGGAAAATGTAATACTTTGGGTTAATGCCCTTTTCCAAATATTTAATATATCAGTTAATCTAAACTCATAAATCATACCGTGATGCAAAACCTTTGTCTTTTGAGAATCCGGAAAACTTTTTAATGAATTCATATATAAATCAATATCAACGGAAGCAGATTTTGCTCTCTTCCATCTCCATATCTTAACAAATTTTTTTAAACCCCAATATATCGACTGCGTTTTGCTAAATAATGAAAAATTATAAATTTTCTGACCTTGGTCCATAAAGCTATTATCCAGAACTCCTTGTTTTAATTTTTGAAATTTATTTGAATCTTCAGAAAGTGGGAGATAAATAAAATACCCACCCATTGTAAATGTTGATGTCCTACTATCAGGATCTTTATATTTATTTGTTACCATGTTCGATATATATGTTAAAATATCCATATTAAGTTATATATCCATTACGTTTTTAAGTCTTTTTAAAATCCAGGATTGTAATCATCGTCTACATTACCCATATCAGTAGCTTGAATCATATCAGTATTATTACTAATAGCAATACTTTGTGTTGAACATGTGCCATCGCCTTCTTCCAATGTTAACATATCGTCAATATTTTTTTCGACCTCCAACTCTTTACTACCAGCCAACTTGCCCATTTCATTAATATCGAGCATGACTTGGAAGAATCCTGTACCAAAGTACCCTTCTTGTCCGCACATTACGTTTGCCGAAATACCAGTCATTATATCTAATTCAGCGTGTCTTGCAGCTCTCAGGAACATCTCTGGTGTTTCTTCAAAAGAAGCTTTGGCAATGGGTCCAATATCATCATTATTAATCCCGTGTCGAAACACCGAAACCATCTTCTTGGTAGCAGTCATCCTATCACAAAGAAGAGACAAGTGATGATAATTAATATAACTTTCATCAAATGCCTCTTGAACCTCTTTCAAAATACACGCTCTTGCTGCTTCGATACCGAGTGTTCTGTATACTTCCTGAATATTATTACTGTATGCTCGAGTGGTATCAATATCCCGTAGAGTAAGAATATCTGGTAAATTGCTACCAACTGTATCCAAGACCCATGTGTCTTCTTTTTCATAATTACCCCCTGAAAATTTTAATTGATTTACAGATTTTCTGAGAAGAACTTTGGGGATATTTTTAATTCCTCTAAGAATCACATTATTTAAAAGATTATGCTGTAAATTTTTAAGTTTATAAATTTCATCAGACTGATCCAATGACTTCTTTTTGCTATTTGTCAATGATTTATCCAAGCGCGCTCTTAATACTAATTTATCCGCATTGAAATCCGAGTAAATGCAAGATATTTCACCTTTATAACTATGTTCAATTGCGAAATGCACATCGTCCATATTAATATTTTTGTCAAGCATCGCTTCTTTATCCATGATGAACCTAAGGATCCATTTTGATTTATCACTATTTCCTCCCAAATCATCGGTACTATCATTGCATTCTTGTAACATCTTTGAAAATTCGTTATACTCCTCCATCAAGGGTTTATCCTCATCAACCAAGGTTTGTAGATCATCGGGATCGAAACAAATACTAACAGATGATGTAATATCTTTTAAACTAGTAAATTCGAGGGTATATTTAAGTTCTTGGGCTCGTACTCTATCAGTCTTCTCTCCCTCTTTAAGGAATACGGTGATAGAGGGTTGCTTTGGATTTTCAGATAACGATAAAATCTCTTCAATTCTAGGCACACCCCTTGTAACATTTGATTTACTTGCTACTCCTGCAAAATGGAATGTGTTTAAAGTCATTTGAGTAGTAGGTTCACCAATACTCTGTGCAGCAATCATACCAACCATTTCGCCTGGGTTACATAAAGCGTTTTTATATTCCGCATTAATTTTGGCACATAATAATTCCAATCCCTTCCTATTAAATCGACGGATTGCCAATAATCGTTTGGGAGACATATAGTAAAGATACGCTGCCTTAAATAATTCAGATGGCTTTCCAAAATGCAACGATTCCAATGTAGCAAAATTATCAAGAATTAATCTGTATGTTTCCAACGGTGTAATATTCACCATGGAATTATTTTGATAATTTAATTGGTTTGCGATGTTATTAATAATGCGTTTAAAATTTACTGGAATGTGAATTGTCGTACCCGCGCTATTTTTAAACACATACTCTACCAATTGAGATCGAATTTCTAACATATAATCAACCATACTTTGCGTTTGTTCTTTTAAAGCAACGGTTTGTTTTTTCATTCTTTTAATTACTGTTTTTGTATAATTAACAGTATTTATTTCGTCAGAAGCGTCATCCGATGGAATCTGATAATGACTATAAATATCTTCGACCGACATATTCGATAAAGGGAGCTGGATATTCTCTACTTTTGTCGTATCAATATTATCATCACCGTATCTAAATTGAATGATTTTGTTCTTATTATTTCTTACAGTACCATCATATGAAAACTTAAGATCTTCCAAAGCTTTAATAAGTCGTCTTTGGATATAACCCGTCTGCGAGGTCTTTACAGCTGTATCAATAAGACCCACGCGACCCCCCATAGCATGAAAGAATAGTTCTTCAGGCGTTAATCCTTGGATAAACGAACTTTCAACAAACCCCCTAGCTTCAGGAGAATCATCAAACTTTTTATAATGTGGGAGAGTACGATTTGAGAACCCGTATGGAATTCTTTTACCATCGACATTCTGTTGTCCGAGACACGAAATCATCTGAGCAATATTAATATTAGCACCTTTACTTCCAGAACCAACCATTATCACAAATCTATTATCTTTTGATAAACTCTTTCTTCCAATTTTACTGGCTTCATTCAGCGCTTGTGTAAGTTGAGCATTGACGCGAGTTTCAAATTCTAGCTCATTACTCTTACCAGTATTATTTTCAAATGCCCCAATATGCATTTCATTAATTAGATCAGACACCATCTTCTTTTTATTCAGAATCGTATTCGCGATTTTCTGGTTGGTCTCGGTATTTGCTATCAAATCACTAATTCCAACACTATACGAACTTAGTTTCATGTAATCGGTAACAATGTTTTGAAGATTATCAATAAAATCAGCGGATGCTCGAAATCCATAATCATTAAATATTGATTGAATTAACCCATTGGAACCGGAACCTAATGCATCCTTATCCAACTGACCGTGTTTGAATATTCCAGCACGGATATTAACAACATTTGTTATACCATCACCATCTTGACCATTTTCAAATTTCGTACTCATTGGTGGTAAAATTTCTGATAACAAAGCAAATGAATTTACCGTTTTTTTAGGATTTTTAAATAATTTTGGATTTATATCTCTTACGCTCATTAGTAAATTCATAGCGGTCCTCATATCAAAATTGATATCAGGTCGAGTCAATCTAAAACTACCCAGTAGAGAATCCTGAAATACTCCTACAATTGATTTATTATTTGCCGGACTGATTATATGTCTGGGCAATGCTGCAAGAAGACGCAATTCAGCAGCAGATTCGTCGTCTTGTGGTCCATGTAAATTCATTTCATCACCATCGAAATCAGCATTATAAGGTTTTGTCGCTGCCACGTTTAGTCTGAAAGTGGCACCTACACTCATTACCTTTACGATATGACACATCATTGACATTCTATGCAATGTTGGCTGTCTGTTAAATAATACAGGATCTCCATCAAGAAGATGGCGATGTATAATATCTCCATCTAATAAATCAATTGATTCTCTATCAGTATAACGGAGTGATACCGAATCTCCCGATTTTCTTTCAAGAATTTTTGCTCCTGGATAATTATCCGGACCATTTAAAACTAATCTAGTCAAGAAATCTCTATTACGTTTATTAACAGTTACTGGAACGGTAATATTCATTGCTATTTTTTGAGGAACTCCCAACTCGCCTATGCTAATATTTGGATCAGGGGTAATCACGGATCTCGCGCTGAAATCGACACGTTTACCCATCAAGTTGCCCCGAACTCGTCCACCCTTTCCTACTAAACGTTCCTTTACTGATTTTAGAGCACGCCCCGAACGCTGTGCAACAGAAGCAACTCCAGGGATTCTATTATCAATCATTGTGGCGCAATAATACTGTAAAACGGTATGCCAATCATCAATCACTTTAGACGTTGCATTTGATTGAAGTTTGTCTTGTAAGGTCTTATTTGCCTTTATAATATTAACAATAATATGGGAAATATCATCTTCACTTCGTTGTTGTGCATCGTGTTTTACAGATGGACGAATTGCCGGAGGAGGTACTGCTAAAACTTGACAAACCATCCAATCGGGTCTAGAGAATGTTGGACTAAATCCCATGAAAGTGACATCTTCATCTGAAATTCTTCTGAAAATTTTAAGTACAATTTCGGGAGTTAACCTCATTGTGAGTTTTTCCTTAATATCACCTTCATCATCGGCGATACCATCTATATTTATCCATTCCGCAATAATAGTTGCTAAACCTTCTTTTTGAATTTTTTTGGGTTGTTTGCATCCGCATCCATCGCAAGTATCATCGCCGCATCTGGCAATCTTACTAGCTATAGGAAATACATATAACCACCGATCTCGTGCATTTTTTGTATCTAGAATATGCTTATGTTTGCTTTTAGATAATAACAGTTTGCTACATTTAATACACACGCATCTTAATATTTTTAGAATCGTATTAAGGTATTGAATATAAAATACAGGTCTCGCCAATTCCATATGACCAAAATATCCCGGAGTTTTCATATAGTTAAGTCCGTCGGTGGGACAAATTAATCCAGGGTCCAATACTCCCATTCTTGGATCGAATAGACCTCCAATTACTGGTTTATTATTAACATATG